TATAGGCAGCAGGGATTTTTAGCATAATATTTAATCGAAGCACTAAAGAAAAAAAAGAAAAAATGAGGGAAGGAAAAAAAATAGAATTATTAAATATAGACTGCATTGAGTTTATGAAAACTTGTGCTGACAATGAATTTGATTTGGCAATTTGCGACCCGCCTTATGGATTAGGAATTGATGGGCAAAAATTGAATAATACTAATAAGAACCCTAAACACAACCGAAAAGCACACGACTTTAAAGGATGGGATAATGAGATACCAAATGAAGAATATTTTAAAGAACTGTTTAGGGTTTCAAAAAATCAAATCATTTGGGGAGCAAATTACTTTACTGAATACCTAAAACCCACAAAGGCTTGGATATTTTGGTATAAAGGGCAAAACGACTTAACTATGAGTGATGGCGAAATGGCTTGGACTTCATTCAGTAAAGTAACACGACAAGTTACAATAAACAGAGCCGAATTGATAAAACAAAATACATTTCATCCGACTGAAAAGCCTGTTAAATTATACAAATGGCTTTTAAAGAATTATGCAAATGAAGGCGATAAAATACTTGATACACATTTAGGAAGCGGAAGCATTGCAGTTGCTTGTGATGTAATGAATTTTGATTTAGTAGGATGCGAAATTGACAAACAATATTATGAAAAAGCAAGTAAACGACTTGAAAATGAAAGAAGTCAAATCAAAATGTTTTAAAAGTGCGGTGGGCATTTTTTCTTTTTTTTCTTCCACAAATGTTGAAACGAAGAACGTCTGCCCTATTGCCTATAACACCCGTATTTGTGACGTTTTGAAAAAATGTACATCAAATACAACGTTATAATTTATTCACATTAAAAACAAACCAAAATGTACAAATTAATCAAACAATTGCCAGAAACGTTTAAGATCAAAGTCAATCCAAAGCAAAGCAAAGTTTTGCAGGAGCATTTGTTTAGCATCGGTAAAGGGTGGGCGAGTCGTGACCAATTTGTCCAACATACAGAGTGGAAATTATTAAATTACGAGATGGGATTATTTAGGGTATCGACATTAGACCATTTTGACAGAATTGCACCAAAGCGAATCCGATTCAAAGACTACTTTGCAAAAGAAATATTTATGCTACCTGAAAAATGGTGTATTGAAGTCACTCAAGATAATTGCGAAGAGTTGAATGTATATTTACACAGAAATTGGAAGGATTATGAAGACTATAAAGACACTTGGGAAGTTACATTTGATAATGAAAGTGATTTGTTTTTTTCATCATCAAAAATCGGATGGAACAAAGGGACTAAAGATGTGTTTTACGAACTAATCACAACCGAACAATTCAGAAAACAATTCGGAACGATCACAGAAACAAAGGCAGAAATTGAAGCGATTGAAAGTAATTTGGAATTTTGGAAAAAACAAGCAAAGAACCAGAGACAAAGTTGCTCAGAACTGAGACGTGAAAGATGGGAAATGTCGAAACAAATCGAATCTCTAAAAACAACAATCGAAGCAATAAAAGAAATCATTCAAGATAATCCAATTATCAAAAAATAACCATATCTTTGTATTTCTTTTACTATACCTGATTCAAATAAGGTCGTTTCATTGTTAAAATTTGGAACGGCTTTTTTTATTTGGCACAATTCAATAAAACATATTATCTTTGCAATCAAAAAGAATCATGAAATACATTTTAATCCTGATAACAGTATTATTATTTTCGTGCTCAAAAGAAGAACAATGCAAACACTATCTTTTAGTAACTGAAAGTTCTGAAGATTCCGCCAGGCAAAAATGCAACGGTATTGCAAACTCACACCCAATATTTAAAACCATACATTCACAGTCAATAGGATGTCTAACATCAACAGAACTGAAAGAAGCCAGAAAAGGAGAAAGCACAACAACAAAAAATTATTGCACCGGAGTAACGTTTCAAATAAAGGTAACGATTAAGTAAAAGAAATGGGAGCACCTAAAGGAAATAAGTTTTGGGAACTAAGGTCAAAGCACGGAAGGGACAAACTTTTTGCAACACCGGAGTTAATGTGGGAAGCCGCAACCGAATACTTTACATATATTCAAGAAACACCATTAGAGCAAGAAGAAATAGTAAAGTATAAAGACTATTATGAAAAGGTAAGCATTTCAAAAATGAGACCATTCACATTGATAGGTCTTTGTCTTTATTTGGATTGTTCGAGTTCATATTTTAGAGAATTTAAGTCAAATATTAAAGAAACCGATAAAGATTTTTTGACAGTCATTACACGCATAGAAGAAACTATCTACAATCAAAAGTTTGAAGGGGCTGCATCAGGATTCTTAAATCCAAACATCATTGCACGTGATTTGGGGTTAATGGACAAAACTGACATCACCACAAACGGCAAAGATATAAACATTCCATTTATAGAATGGGTAAAGAATGACGGCAAAGATTAATGAAGTCTATAAGCCACTATACACCACAGACAGGCGTTATATCCTATTAACGGGAGGTAGGGGGTCATTAAAAAGTACAACCGTTCATGATTCAATTGCAAGATTAACCTATGAAAAGGGGCACGGAATTTTATTTACTCGATATACTATGACATCTGCGGAAAAATCAATTATACCGGAATTTAAAATTACACTTGAAAGACTACAAATTGAAAGTGATTTTAATTTCACACAAAATACAGTAACTAATATCAGGACTGGAAGTTTTATTTACTTTTCAGGAATTAAAACAAGTTCAGGAAATCAAACAGGTAATCTGAAATCTATTGCAGGAATAACTACATGGGTAATTGAAGAAGGCGAAGACTTCCAGGATGAAAAGGCATTCAATGTTATTGATAAGTCAATCAGAACCACAACACAACAAAACAGGATAATATGGATTCAAAACCCGACAACAAAAGAACACTTTATTTACAAAAGATTTATAAAAGATACAAACAAACAAATTGAAGTTGAAGGGTATAATGTAACGGTATCTAATCATAAAGATGTTGAACACATACACACCACATATCATTTAGCTGAACAATTAGGATATTTATCAGACAGTTGGTTGCAACAGGCGTATGATGCAAGAGACAAAGCAAATGAAGCCGAAACAAAAGAAAAAGGCGCAAAACAAAAATCAAAGTATTATTATGAGTACATTGGTGGATGGTTGGAACGTGCTGAAGGTGTAATATTTGACTATACAATAGGTAAATTTGATACAACATTACCAAGTTGCTATCATTTAGACTGGGGGTATAGTCCTGATCCTTTGGCATTAGGTAAAGTTGCAGTTGACAGCCGGAACAAAAAAATATACGTCAAAGATTATATTTATGCCACTGAAATAAACGACGTTGTTGCTGCCTTGCAAAATGTAGGGTTGAAAAGAAACGATTTAATAATTTGTGACACATCAGAACCAAGAACAAGAGCAGCAATTGTCAAAGCTGGATTCAATATTCAAAATGCAGTCAAACAACAAATAGTTGATGATATTCGGGCAATGAAGGGATATGAGATAATTTTAGATCCTGATTCGCCACACTATAAAACAGAGTTTGATAATTATGTATGGAATGACAAAAAGGCATCAATACCAATAGATAAATATAATCACTTATGTGACGGTATGCGATATGGATTTAACCGGCTTACAAAAGTATCTGCATTTCAAAACTCACAAGGCAGCGACAATTTATTATAATTAGTTATAATGTATTAAAATATAGTTTATCTTTGTTGTGTAATTGTAATGTAGCTTAACAGGTAGAGCGTGGGACAAGGTCCGGAGGCATGCAGGTTCGACCCCTGTCATTATGATTACATTTTTCGGGAGCGTGGTATAATGGTATTACGGCAATTTAAACAGGTTAGAGATTGTGGGTTAAAGTCCCACCCTTTTGCATGGCAATAGGTAGTGTAATTAACACGCTAATCGTTTGTAAATGTAAGGTTCGAGCCCTACCGCTTCCACATTTTTAGCTCTTAATTCAAAGCAATGACACCACTTCAAACGGCATTCTTTAATCTAAGTGAAGGATTAACACCAAAAAAGGCACTCAAACCTTTGGAAGCAATTGCATCAGCATTACCCAAAACCGTTTACATAGGCAAGAAAATTCACAAACAACAAGTTCAGGATTTAAGAGAAAAGGAAATAAAAAATTCAATGTTTCCGCAATTAGGATGTTCTTTGGTAAGTGGTGACAACAAAGAAATAATAAGAAAATCGGAAGTGTATTTTTCTATCAGGTTTCTTATTCCACCCATAATTAATATGTAAATTCAATACTTTTAAAGGTGTTTCCAACCTTTACATTTTCAAGTTCTTCCAGGTTTGCCAACCCTGATAGGG